GTTCGCACTGAGTTCGAGCAAGAGCGTAACGTACTAACCGTTGCACTTGAGGAGCAAGCTGCTGACCTAATGGGTGACAGACCAATCAACCTCAACAGCCCAGAGCAATTGTCATGGGTCATCTACAGCCGCAAGCCTCACGACAAGAAGTTATGGGCAGAGTTGTTCGATGAACGTATGCCTGACCCAGAGTACAGACGCAACGTCAATGCGTACAGCGAGAAGTTGTACAAGCAGAAGGCACATCAGTGTCGTACATGTAAAGGTAGTGGGCAGGTATGGAAGAACAAGAAGGACGGTACACAGTACGCCAGATCAAACAAGTGTGTTGACTGTAATGCTAGTGGGTACACGTTTACTAACAACATCAGCAGTGTTGCTGGTCTAAAGTTCACACCACCCAATGCCAAGTGGGTCAGTGCTAATGGTTTTGGCACAGGCAAAGACAACCTTGTATTCCTTGAGGGCATTGCCCGTTCCAAGGGTATGAAGGTAGCTGAGTCATTCCTACAGAATGTTCGTAGGTTGTCAGCCGTAGAGACATACCTCAGTAGCTTCGTAGAGGGCATTGCGACACACGTAAAGCCTGACGGTAAGCTACATGTACGTCTGCTACAGCACCGCACTGGGACAGGCCGTCTGTCTGGCGCTGACCCTAACATGCAGAACATGCCACGTGGTGGTACGTTCCCTGTCAAGAAGGTGTTCATCTCACGATGGAAGGGTGGTAAAATTTGTGAGGCTGACTTTGCGCAACTTGAGTTTCGTGTTGCTGCGTTCTTGTCACAGGACATGACTGCCATTGACGAAGTTACGTCAGGCTTTGATGTACACAGCTACACTGCACAGGTTATATCAGATGCAGGTCAGCCTATGTCACGTCAAGACGCCAAGGCACACACCTTCGCTCCTTTGTATGGGGCGTCAGGTTTTGGTCGTAGCCCTGCAGAAGCGGCATACTATCAACAGTTTACGACAAAGTATTCGGGTGTAGCTGAGTGGCACAAGGCTCTAGCTAAAGAGGCACTCAACACTGGTAAGATAACTACACCATCTGGGCGTGAGTTTTCATTCCCTGATGTAGTACGGCGAAGGTTCGGGGGTGTGACTTATTTCACACAGATTAAAAATTATCCTGTCCAATCGTTTGCAACGGCTGACATTGTACCCATATCTCTGATATACATTGATAAGTTACTGACAGCAAACAAGCTACGTAGTTGCGTAGTCAATACGGTGCATGACTCAATTGTAATTGACATACACCCTGATGAAGAGGAGAAGGTACTAAGAGTAATACAAGCAGCTAACGACAAGCTGATACCAATCGTCAATCGCAAGTGGGGCATAGACTTCAACATACCTCTACTATTAGAGGCAAAGATAGGCCCAAACTGGCTTGACACAAAAGACGTAGCGTGATATAACTATCATTCACCTGATCAACAACAAGGAGACTAAGAAATATGAATCAAGTTACAACAATAGACACAAACAACTTTGCGGTAATGGCGCAAGCTATGGGCATGAACGCAGAGTCGTCAAAGAATACAAGTAAGGCAAGCACACTTGCACGTCTACGTATTCATCACACACCACTCATGGGTCAGCAAGAGATCAAGGGTAAGATGAAGAACGTAGAGGTAATCTCTGGCGGTGCGTACAAGCTAGACATACCGGATGGCCCTACCTACTACGCAGAAGGTGCGACTATTCGTCCGTTCCTACAACGCTTTATGTACAAGAAGTTTATCAAAGGTAACGATAACACAGCCAATCGTTTCCTCAAGACTGTTATGGCTAATGACCTTAACAATGATATGAAAGACAACGAGGGTGGCTTCAACTGTGGTAAGCCAGCGGGGTTCATCAAAGATTGGGCCGCACTTCCTGACCATATGAAGGAACTGATCAAGTCTATCAAGCGTGTTCGTGCATTGTTTGGTACAGTAGAGTTGATCAATCCTACAGATGAGAATGGTAATGCAGTTGACGTAGACACTACAGCGTTTATCTGGGAGATTGATAATCGTGATGCCTTCAAAACATTGGGGGATCAGTTTACCAAGCTGTCCAAGATGCAACGCCTACCACCACAGCACGACATCTCTTGTACTACAAGGGAAGTACCATTGCCTAACGGTAGCAGCTTCTATGTACCAGAGGCAGAGTTGAACCTTGGTACTACGTTGGAGATGGACAACGATGCACAAGAAGTCTTCGCTAACTTTATGGCATGGATTGAGAACTACAATACCTACATACTTAACTCATGGGACGAGAACATGCACAAGAATGAGGACGTAGACACAGACACAGTAGAAGAGTTTGTGGATATCAATGAAGAGGACTTTGTGTAATGGACATGCCGCAGTCAGGTATTGTCTATGACATGTCAAATGAAGAGTATCACAGACAGGTAGGGTACTCTTCGACTGCCATTAAAACGGTGTGCAAGCAATCGCTTGCGCACTACATGGCACAGAAACCACTAGGCGATAGCCCTGCATTTGCCCTTGGCTCTGCAGTACATGCTACTCTGTTGGAACCAGAGCGTGACCTAGTTATCAAAGGACCAAAGACAAGGGCGTCTAAAACGTTTAAGGATTTGTACAACAACAAAGAAGATGATCAAGTTGTACTAACAGAAGTTGAGTACTACGTACACAATAAGATGTGCAACTCTGCTTTAGAGAACCCTACTTGCAAGAAGATACTAACGGACAGTCGTAGGGTAACAGAGAGTAGTGTCTTTGTAACCGACAAGAAGACTGGACTCAACTTAAAAACAAGACCCGACTTGTACATATCAGAGACAGGTCATCTATACGACATCAAGACTACCATTGACGCATCACCAAAAGGTTTTGCAGAGCAGGTAGGAAAGTACATGTATCATATACAAGCTGCTTTCTATGTACTGACCTGTAAAAAAGCTGGCATTAAAGCTACAGACTTCAGCTTCATAGCTGTAGAAAAGACTGCTCCTTACATTGCTCACTTGCACAAGGTAAGCCCTGAGTTATTAAAGGTTGCTACGGTGAAGGTAGAAGAAACGCTGGCGTACATTGCGGAAGCAAACAAAACAGGTGTGTTTGATACTGGTTGGGGTGAGTACTCTACCCTTAAAGTAGGGGACTTTTAGTACCATGAAGGCACATCAATTCTCTGCCGCCATGAAGCATGGATATAGGAGTGGACTAGAGGTCAGAACAAAAGACTATCTCATTGAACATAATATGCCGTTCAAGTATGAGGAAGTCAAGATTGAATGGGAAGACCTCATGTACCGCACCTATACTCCAGACTTCGTACTGAAGAACGGTATAATAGTTGAGACAAAAGGATTATTCTCAGCGGATGACAGGCGTAAACATTTAGCAGTTAAGGCACAGCACCCTAAGTTAGACATACGATTTGTATTTACAAGTAGTAAAAAGAAATTAAGTAAGGGAGCTAAAAGTAGCTATGGACAATGGTGTGAAAAGAATGGTATAAAGTATCACGACAGGATCATTCCTCTCGAATGGTTAGAAGAAAAAGGTAAGGACATGCACCCGTCGTTGATACACTGCCCATATAAAAAGGTAAAAAGGAGATGACACTTATGGTAGAAGATAGAATATTCTTGGACTTCAATGCAAATGATTACATCATTAGGTTGTCTCCTTACGTAGATGACACAGGTAACTGGACAGGTGAGTTGCTAGTGGGTACTGTTACTACAGATGAAAACGATATGACTGACGAAGATCATTACAACCTTATGGGTATAACCAAGATGGTATGTGCAGCAGTACCAGCTATGGAAGAAGATGACTATGTTCGTGACACACTAACCAGTATAGTAGAGAGAGTTGAGGAAGACCTAGAAGAAGGTAAGCCAGACGCTACAGTAGCCAGCGTAGAAGAGAATGTAATCAACGTCAACTTCAAACAAAAGGGGGGTAAGAAATGAATGTAACAAAGTTTTCAGATGCAGCCAACGAACTAGAAAGAGATGATGACATGGTAAACTCACCGTCACACTACAACTTTGCAGGTGTAGAATGTATTGACGCCATTCGTGCAGCAACAGGAGAAGAAGGTTTCTCGTACTACTTGCAGGGTAACATTATGAAATACCTGTGGCGGTACAAGTACAAGAATGGTCTGGAAGATTTGAAGAAAGCAGAGTGGTATCTCAACGTACTGATAGAAGATCAAGATGTTAGTTAAAGTATTCTTAACCCTTAACATAGACGAGAAGGAGTACCCAATGCCAGCAGACAATTTTATTAACGATGAAATTAGGGACGTGCTACAAGAATTTATCTACGATGTAGACGGCATGACGATCCAATCAATTAAAACAATATCGGAGTAGACACACATGAATAACTTTTTACCAACAGACTACCAAGCCTTCATACATACCTCACGGTATGCACGTTGGTTAGACAAAGAAGGCCGCAGGGAATCGTGGTCAGAGACAGTAGGACGATACATAGATAACGTAGTACGTAGGATAGCAGCAATACCTAGTGAGCAAGTAAGCAAGATTGAGGACGCCATCCTTAGCTTAGACGTTATGCCATCTATGAGGGCAATGATGTCGGCTGGGCCAGCACTTGATCGTGACAACACCGCAGGGTTTAACTGTAGCTACTTACCAGTAGATGACCCTAAGTCATTCGATGAGGCTATGTACATCCTTCTCTGTGGCACTGGTGTAGGCTTCAGTGTTGAGCGTCAGTTCATCAGCAAGCTACCAGAAGTACCTGAGTTGTACGTTAGTGAGACAACTGTAGTAGTTAAAGACAGCAAAGAAGGTTGGGCTAAGGCACTACGTCAGGTACTTGCACTACTGTGGGCAGGTGAGATACCTAAGTGGGACGTAAGCCAAGTACGCCCAGCGGGTGCAAGGCTCAAGACATTTGGTGGTAGAGCAAGTGGACCTGCACCTCTTGTAGAGTTGTTTCACTTTGCTGTGTCAACATTCAAGACCGCACAAGGACGTATGCTATCAAGCATGGAGTGCCACGATCTTATGTGCTTCATTGGTCAGATAGTAGTTGTCGGTGGTGTACGCCGTAGTGCTATGATTTCATTGAGTAATCTATCTGATGATCGTATGCGTCACGCTAAGTCAGGCAACTGGTGGGATGGCGCAGCACACCGTGCGTTAGCTAACAACTCCGTATGCTACACAGAGAAGCCAGACATGGAGACATTCATGCGTGAATGGATCTCATTAGTAGAGAGTAAGTCAGGTGAACGTGGTATCTTCAACCGACAGGCATCTAAGAAACAAGCAGCTAAGAATGGTAGACGTGACCCTAACTTTGAGTTCGGAACTAATCCATGTTCGGAGATAATTTTACGGCCATATCAATTTTGTAATTTAACAGAGGTAGTTGTACGAGCAACAGATGACCTTGACTCACTGTCAGAGAAGGTACGTATGGCTACCATCCTTGGTACTATACAGTCTAGCCTAACAAAGTTTCCATACCTACGTAAGATATGGCAGAAGAACACAGACGAAGAACGTCTATTGGGTGTGTCACTAACTGGACTAATGGATAACCCATTGATGACACTAAAGAATAAAGGACTAAGTGAAACTCTTGAACACCTTAAAAAGATTGCTGTTGACACTAACGTTTATTGGGCTGGTATATTGGGCATCCCTGTATCGGCAGCTATTAGCTGTGTCAAGCCGTCAGGAACCGTATCTCAACTGGTGGACAGCGCCTCTGGAATACATGCCCGTCACAGTAACTATTATATCAGAACCGTCAGAGGAGACAACAAAGACGGACTAACACAGTTTATGAAAGACCAAGGCGTACCACATGAGTCATGCGTTATGAAGCCTGACACTACTACAGTGTTCAGCTTTCCTATTAAGTCACCTAAGAACTCAGTGACACGTAACGACATGACTGCCATTGAGCAACTGGAGACATGGCTAATGTATCAACGCCACTGGTGCGAACATAAACCAAGTATTACTTGTACAGTTTTGGACAGTGAGTGGATGGCAGTGGGTGCATTTGTGTACGAACACTTTGATGAGATGTCAGGTGTGTCATTTCTACCACACTCTGATCATAGTTATCAGCAAGCACCCTATCAAGAGGTGGACAAGGATGTATACAATGTGTTACTAAAGGCTATGCCTAAGAAGATTGATTGGGCTGGGCTGTCTGAGCACGAGAAAGACGATAACACTAACGCCATGCAAACGTTGGCATGTAGTGGTGATTCATGTGAAATTGTAGACATCTCGTAAGAGGTGTTTACACTAACCTAAAGGAGAATATAAATGGTAAAAGTAACGTTAGACGATATTGAATATGAGTCAGATGACTTCACTGACTTGCAAAAGAATATGCTATCAGAAATAAACTACAACAAAAATGTACAGACTCAGCTAAACTACCAACTACAAAGTGTGATGGCTGCAGCTAATGTACTACTAGTTAAACTAAAAGAAAACTTATCCACTAAAACAGAATCGGAGTAACACACATGGCCGCAGCGTATAGAAAACCATTCTCAAGTAATCTTTATAGCAAGTACGATGACGTAGCTAAGAGGGCGCTCATTAGTCACTTAGTCAAAGAGGGTCACGAGTTGTTAGATAGTACAGAGTCTTATGACGCAGACCTTATAACACAAAAGGGCAACGTTACTTACTACAGTGAAGCAGAAGTAAAGACAGCATGGAATGGTGATTGGCCGCCTCACTGGGCAGAGATACGTATACCTGAACGTAAGAAGCGCCTACTAGGTAAGCATCACAGCAACCTAAAGTTCTACATCTTTAGTGGTGATCTATCTAAGGCGTGGTGTAT